TTACATCTAATCCTGCTTGGTGTCTTTTAGATTATTTAACCAATACAAGATACGGAAAAGGAATTGATATTGCTGATATTGATATTCCAAGTTTTTATACAGCATCAACAATAGCTGATACTCAAGTGACACCTTATTCTGGTGGAAGTGATATTAATTTATTTGATTGTAATGCAGTTATAGATACTAGCCAAAAACTAATAGATAACACAAGAACACTTCTTAAAGGAATGCGAGGTTTCTTACCTTATGCACAAGGTAAATATAAACTGATTATTGAAACTACTGGTTCTAGTGTATTGACACTAAACGAAGATAATATCATAGGTGGAATTAAAGTTTCAAGCGAAAGAAAAAATGAAAAATATAATCGTGTTCAAGTAAATTTCATTAACCCAGACAAGAATTATCAATCAGATACCATTGTTTATGATACAAATCATTCAACATTAAAAACAGAAGATGGTGGTTTTTTACAAGAAGGGATAATTGATTTACCAACTATTACTAACCCATATCAAGCATTAGAATTTGGTGAGATTGTCTTACAAAGAAGTAGAAACAATTTAGGATTAGAATTAACTGCAAATTATGAGGCGATGAATTTAGCCATTGGCGATATTGTTGCTGTTAGTTCTTCTATCACAGGATTTAGTTCTAAACCATTTAGAGTAGTAGGTATGGCAATCAATCCTTCATTTGAAGTTGCTTTATCATTAATAGAACATCAAGACGCTTGGTACACTTTTACTGCTAAAGATGAAGTTGCTGTTATTCCAGATACTAATTTTCCAGACCCATTTACTATCCAACCACCTGCTTCATTAACACTAGACGACATTATGGTAGAATATAATGATGGTAGTGTTTTGACTAGATTGTCAGCTACCATTGGTGCATCAACAGATAAATTTGTTAGTGAATATGAAGTAGAGGCAAAACAAACTTTAGATAGAAATGGTGTTGCGGTTGTAGATGAATTTAGAGTTATTGGTAGAGGTACTGCATTAGAATATTTTTTATTGAATGCCATTGATGGTGCAGAGTATCAAGTACGAGCAAGAGCAATTAACAGTATTGGTGTCAAATCTACTTATGTGACTGCATCAAGAGTTATTGTTGGGCAAACCGAAGTTCCTAGTGATGTCACAAACTTTTCTATCAATGTAGTAGGCGACCAAGCATTATTATCTTGGTCAGCTATTCCAGACCTTGACCTTGACTATTATCAAATCAGATTTAGTACCGATACAATTACTCCTTCTTGGATAAATTCTTTTGATTTAGTAGATAAAATTGGGCGACCTGCCACTTCAATTACTGTTCCACTTAAAACAGGTAGCTATCTCATTAAAGCAGTGGATAAATTAGGTAACCAATCTGCTAATGAAACTATTGTCACCACTAATATTTCTAGTGTTAATTATGTAGCTGATACCACTATTAACGAACATACAGGATTTACAGGAACTAAAAGTGGCGTTTCTTTAGTCACTATTAATGGAACTAATTATATTGGATTAAGTGCAACAGGAACTGTTGGGGTTAGCACAACAAGAGTACCTGCCACTGGAACTTATGAATTTACAAATACAATTGATGTTGGAGCAAAATTAAAAGTTAATTTTACTGCTACAGTGAAACAATTTACCCAAGATGTATCTGAGTTCTTTGATGGTGGCAGACCAGATAGTACAACCTTAATAGATGATGGCAGACCTTCGCCTTTTGATGGTGCATCTGGTGGAAATGCTCATAGTTTATTAGAGGTAGCTACCTCAGATGATGATATTACTTATTCAGAATTTAGTCAGTTTGTGGTGGGTGAATATGTTGGTAGATATTTTAAATTTAGAGTAAAATTTTTATCTGATGATTTAAAAGCAAGGTCATTGATAGAAGAATTATCTGTATCATCAACCATTCCTACTAGACGAGAAAGCGGAAATGATATTGTAAGTGGTACAGGTGGCAAGACAGTCACTTTCACTTATCCATTTAAAGTCAATCCTGCTTTGGGTATCTCAGCACAATCTTTGGCTAATGGTGACTATTATGTGATTACAGGAAAGAGTACATCTCAATTTACCATTGAATTTTTTAATTCTTCCGATACAAGTATAGACAGAACTTTTGATTATATAGCCGAAGGAGTAGGTCAAGTAATAACATAATGAGTCAAGTATCACAAATAACCATAGACAACCAAGCATTTGCTACATTCCGTAGTACAATGAATGCTAGTTTTTCAGCATTAAATTCTGGTCATATTGGTAGTTCAAGACCAAGTTCAGCAGAAGCAGGTACTATTTGGCTAGATAATTCTGTGGCTAATACAATCACGATGAAATTATTTGACGGAACAGATGATTTAACATTATTCTCTGTTGCGACCGATACTAACGTGGTCACTTTACCTGCATCAGTGACAGTGACAGAAAATGACCCCAATGCGATACCCTTCGCAATAGCACTAGGATAAAAAAATGGCAAACGTATTTAATTCAACAACAGCACAACTTACAGATAACACCTTAACTGATATTGTATCTACGACTGCCAATAAGCAGATTGTGGTCGGTCTAAATTTAGCTAACACAGGAACTGCAGGTATCAATGTAGATGTTTACTATAATGATGGTAGTTCTGGAGCATCAGATATTTATATTTGTAAAGATGTATCTATTCCTATTAATAGCAAAGTAGAAATAATTAAAGGGAAGTTAGTATTGCCAACAGGTTCAAGTCTAAAAGCACAATCAGACGCAACAGGTGGCGACTGTGATATTATCGTATCACTGCTAACTGATGTCAGCTAATGGCAGATACAAACGATATTTTTTACGAAGGTAGTAGAGCAGGAACAGATGATGTTGATGTTCTACATAAATCCACAATAACAAAATCCCTAGTTATTCCCTCCGATAGTAATGCCTTAATGGTAGGTACAGTGACTATTGAGGGAACAATAACAGTAGATGGAACATTGGTGATAGTATGACAATAGAATTTGACGGACAGAATAATAAATTAGGAACAACGACTGCTGATAGTGTAACGATTAAGACCAATGACACTGATGCCATTACTGTTGATAGTTCACAAAATACTACACTTGCAGGTAACCTAACAGTAGATACAGATACATTATATGTGGACAGCACTAATAATCGTGTAGGTATTGGTACAAGTAGTCCATCACAAAATTTAGAAGTGTCTGGTGGTAATCCTGTAATAAAAATTACTGATACAAATAATACAACTGGTCAAACAGGTCTTGTTTCAAATATTCAAGCCGAAGATAGTGCTGGAACACAAACTTGGGTGGTAGGTAATCAATTCGGTGCAACATCTTTTTATATTGCAAATAAAAGAAATTCCTCAACAAGATTTGAAACCAATGGCATAGAGCGTGCTAGGATAGATAGTTCTGGTACTGTGATGATTAGTACAACAAACACAAATCCAGTAAGTAGTGGTGGGCAAGGTGCATCTTTTAGAGCAAATGGGCAATTAAGTGCTAGTCAATCAGCTGACAATGTAATTCAAATTAATAGAGATAGTGATGGTGGTATAGTTGCTATCTTACGTTCTTCTTCAGCAGTTGGAAGTATCAGTGTAACAAGTTCATCTACATCATTTAACACATCTTCAGATTACAGATTAAAAGAAAATGTCGTAGATATAACAGGTGCTACTGAAAGATTAAAACAATTACAGCCGAAAAGATTTAATTTTATTGTTGATGCAGATACTACAGTAGATGGATTTTTAGCACACGAAGTATCAAGTGTAGTACCAGAAGCAATATCTGGTGAAAAAGATGCTATGAAAACTGAGGAGTATGAAGTCACCCCTGCTGAATTAGATGAAGAAGGTAATATCATTACAGAAGCAGTAATGGGTACTAGAGAAGTTCCAGATTATCAAGGTATTGACCAATCTAAATTAGTGCCTTTACTGACTGCTTCATTAAAAGAAGCAATTGCAAAGATTGAAGAACTAGAAACAAGAATTGAGGCATTAGAAAACGTATGAGCATATTAAAAGTAGATGAATTACAATCCAGAACTTCTGGTAATAGAATAACCTTACCAGACGTCAATAATTATCCACCTTACAGAAACCTCATCATCAATGGTGATATGTCTATTGCACAGAGGGGTAGTTCTGAAACAGGGATTACAGGAAATGGATATTATACTGTAGATAGAATGAGAACACTTACTAATCTAGGAACTTGGACATTATCTCAATCAACTGATGTTCCTACTGGTCAAGGTTTTTCATCATCATTTAAATATGATTGTACAACAGCAGAAGCAATTAGTGCAGGAAGTGATAGAATGGTATTTGAGCATAGAATTGAAGGTCAAAATGTTCAACAACT